CCACCGACATTTTCATCAAACCCTAAGAATGCTTTTGGAACTCTTAGTGATGCTAATAATTTGTTTTTCAAATATTCGACATCTTCTGTTGAATCGTATTCAATACCACTTAACTCATTGATTTCAGTTCCACTATCTCCACCTCTAACCGGTAAGAAAAAGTCTTCTGTTAAGTTTTGTATGTTATATCTTAAATTATACTCACCTGTTTGTTCATCAAGTATTGGTGTCTTTTTCATCTTGTTGATAATTCTTTGCATATAATTGTCAACTTCGTTTGGTGGAATATTACCAATGTCAATCTTGAATACTCGTTTGGAAGGTGCTCTCATAATTCTATGAATTAACATAGCGTCTTCCATTAAAGTTAATTGTTTCCAAATCTTTCTCGTAGATTCAACCATAGATTTACCATAAGGTAAGAAGTTACTATCGTTTGCTAATCTGAAGTGTGCTATTTGGAAGTTTTCAAATTCTATCTTTCCTTTACTTGACTTTTGTCCGAAGTAAGGGTGTGCTCCTTCAATACTTTCTAAATAGAATTTTGTATAATAAGGATTTTCTGGGTCTTCTCCCTCTGCTCTTATGACTTCATAGGGTGACAATGGAACTACATTTGTAATACCGTATTTTTCACTAATGTCCAAATGTAAAAAGAAATCACCATACTTAACCATATTACGAACCCAAGGCCATAGATTGAACTCAATGTTCATTATGTCATAAAATAAATTATTTAAAATTTCTTTGATATTATCGTTATCTGATTTAACATCAATGATTTGACCATATTCACCTTTCATTGTAGATTCATCGGAATATATATCCAATGCACTTGATATGATTGGGTCTGAGTCCATTGATTCATAATCTTTAAACAATGCTAACCTTGCTGCCATAATCTGATGAACCGTAGAATAACCTGTTCCGACTAAATCTAAATTAGTATGTAGTTTTGAATATCTATCAACTAAATGTGATTTAACCTGTTTCTGAACTTGGTCTGTATCGGCGATTTTTAATTTTTTACCACCTACATTTCTTACAATTACATTTGTTGAGAATAATCTCTGTAATCTACCAAATAATGATTTATCTGCCATTTTTTACCTCACTTTTATAAGAGCCACGTTAAGTCCTCTTTTTCTTTACCTGTTTCCCAATCCCAGCTGTCATTTTTGTTGACATCTTCGTTGGTGTATAAACCCTCATTGTCCATCATACGACTAAGGGTTTTCTTTGTTAATTCAACACCTTGTGTTCGTAATCTTAATGCTGTATCACGAACCCAAAGTCCAATAGCGAACGACATAACCAAATCATCATTGTATCCGGTCATCGCTTGAGCTTTATTATTTATATAGACAAAAGTCAATAGTTCATCAATCAAACGATTACTACGAACCACTACACTTTCCTCTCTAAAAAATTCTTCTAACTTACTAATAATTAGTG